TATTATCTGCAGCTATAGTATTGGCGGCTATCTCATTCGCGGTTACAGCATTGGTTGATATATGCCGTGTGATAATTGCATTTGTGGCTATTTCATTAGCCGTAATGGTTTGCGCATTGATTTCTCTAGCTGTAATGGTGTTAATAGCCAAATCATTCCCAACAATGCTTCCAGCTTGAATCTGCGTTGTTGTAATGCTTCCGGCTTGGATTGATCTTGCCAAAATGGTGTCAGCTCGAATTTTCCCGCCGTCAATTTCAACCGTGTCTTGCCACTGCCAATCAGAAAGCAGATCCTCAACCTCTCGAATGTCCGCCATTGCATCATCGATTCGTTTTTGTGCATCTAGGAAATTTTGTTCGGCTGACTTCAAACGCTCATCCAATAAAGGTAGCGAGACAGTATTCAATTCATTCAACGCAAGCTCGTTATCGATCAATTTCTGCTCAAGTCCCGGCAACTTAACGGTGGTGAGTATGTCCATTTCAACTTCAAGCTCTTTTAACCGGCCTTCAAGATCCGGCAAAATGTTCTGCTTCAAATCATAAAGAAGTTGATCGTTCGCTGTCAGACGTTCATCCAGTTCCGGAAGAATCCGATCATTCAGATCATCCAAGATCCCTTCCAGTTCATCGAGGTCTTTCGTATTTGCCGTTTGGCCAAACACCTCGTAGCTAAATGGACCAGCGACACCGTGGTGATTAACTGCCCGAACACGGTAGTACCATTGCAATTTGGTTTCTGTACCGTGAGTATAGGCATTGACGTTTGTCGTACCTAGCAAGTTACTTGGTCCCGGAACAAAGCCTTTTTCTTGAGAGCCGTAAATTTCATATTCTCGAACGGTCAGTCCCTGCATATCCCAATGCAGAAGAACTTGGCTAAAACCACCATAAGCAACAAGATTTGTAATTGTGCCAGGTCTAACGTTGGCTATGTTTCCAGGGCCAATAATGGGCGGTCGATTGATCTGTTCCTCACGATCGCGATCCTGTTCTTTTTGGTTGGACCCCAATGTCGCTCTTGAATCGCCAATCTCAATCGATTCGTATTTATCTAACAGCACGTTCCAAACCGTCTGATTGATCTTCGCATTGACGTTGACACCTAGCTTGTTAAAAGCCACGGTGACGGTGTCATACAGCTCCAATTGCTCGAGCAGCCGATGTTGTTCCTCACCAGTCGCACTGTACAGATCCGCAAACTTCACTTTCAGATTTACACGAGGCAACCCGACCTGATTGCTAGAAATATAGTACTGAGCGAACTGGCGTAACTCTGCGACCGTTTGAGGGTTGCGGCTACTGAGATCCACTGTCTGTACCCGACGTTCCGGAAACTTGTCGACATGAGAACTATCTAGAATGACTTCCGGAAGAACTAACTCACTGGCACCTTCTTCATTTGCTCGAGCATAAGGTCGTATTGATGTGTAGGTACTTTCGATTGATTCTTCTTGCACGAGATCCACTAAGTTCTTGCCATAAGCAATGACGACACCAGTATCTCTTCCACCGTTTCGCATCAAGCGGATCTCGTTATTATCAAAAATATATTCACCATTGTAATTTTGAAGTATCGAACCTTCCTTCCCACCTAATGCTTCCGCAGCACTTTCAAAGTGGCCAACTTCGGAAAAGTCCATGGCAGTAACGGTCGTCAGATCGGTAAACACGGTAAAATCACGCTGAGGAACTAAAAGAGCGCGCCACTGATTCAACGCTTCTTGCGCCGAAATAGCGGTGTGCTTCTGTCCTTTGTTTAGTGCTGTTTTTTCGGTTAAAAGTGAAATATGATCACATTTAATAGAAATAATGCCGTGTTGAGGTTTAGTAATCTTAGTGATTTCAAATCGTTGTCGCTTCGATCGAGTACCCGGACCAACATCAACTACTACTTTCTTCCCTTTTTTCAACTGAGAAAATAACTGTCCGTTGATTGGATAATTAAAGGTTAGATATGGAAATTGATTTCTATGTCTTACAGCCAATACGCTGCTTGCTTCATTCAATAACCCTAGACCGAGCGTGCTGTAATCGTTATTCGATTCATTGTAAAGAATTGGCACACTCATATCGCAATCGACCTCCATCTTGGTGTAATTGTTACCTGTGTGATTTGTGTAGTGAATGAAATGGTATTAGTTCCTGGTCGCAGCTGCGGAACATGGTACCCATCGTTTTGCATCAAGATCGCACTTGATATATTGACTGTGCCATCACGATACGCTGTCCCTAACTCACTATCGATCGTAATCATGCCAGCACCGGCAGCTCTCAGAATTCGAAACTGCCGACCATTAATGGTCAGGGACGCATCTGCCGTCCCACTGTATCGAAATTGGATTATCGGCAGTGATGGAATCGATTCAGGATTGTCTAGTGTACGTCCGGATAAAAGGGAAACAGCTGTTTGACCATCCAACCGATACATTACTGGCTTGCACTGAAAAGGCAACGCTAAGTCAAAATGATCACGCCAGCGATCGAGAATTCGAACTTGCGAATGAAAGATGCCTTCGTAGAAGTATTCCGAATCCTCAGAAAAAAGAAGCCGACTGTATCGCTTTGGTTCCTTCAGCCAGTGCGTAATTTCTCTGACTTGCTGAAAAAGCGACTTGTCTGCTTCTTTCCTTAATTCCATCGGAAATGTTTTGATGATATCTTTTTCTCGTTCATTGTCGTAAATGATTGCCCCTTGTCGACCATCGACCTCATCAAATCGCAAATCTGATTCAGGAATCGTCAACTCCATCTCATTAAGGAGGTAGAGATTCTTGTCGATCGACTTATGGCCATTAAATTCAAAATAGGGTTGTACAGCTTTCACTCTAATCTCCTCCTCATTTCATCTGCCGTGTGTTCTGCGAGTAATTCCGACAATTCAGCAATATCTAATTTGTCATTGATTGTGATCTCATCAAAATGAATATCGATATGTGGCGTATTATGAATGGTTTGATTGGTGGTAATTGATTCACTCCTACCTGCTGGCAACGATACGCTAAACCCAGCGTTTCCTGCAATCGCAATCGACTCGGCTTGGATATTCGGCAAGACAAGCTGGGCACCTAAATCCTCAATGGCATCTAACGCTAAATGCTTGAATCGCTCAATCCCTTCGCCAATACCAGCAGGAATCCAACGTCCCACATCCATCTCCATCACTTTGGATGGTGAATTGATATCTAAGGCTCGTTGCATCGTTTGTGCCACTTGATTAGCGATGGAAGCTGCAGTGCTAAGAACTTGGGCTTGCCCGGCAATCAAACCATTATTTAAGCCAATCATAGAGTTTTGGCCAATGCGATAAAACTGATCAGGTAGATGATTCATTTGATTAGGCATTTGTTGTGCACCCTCACGGATAATGTCAGTTGCACCCCGCATCCCCTCACGATAGGCCTGATTTGATTCACGCATGGCTGCTGTGGCAATCTTAGGAAGACTTTGTAACGTTTTATCTATTTCCTTAGTCAGTTTTTCAAAAACTTCCTGCATTTTTTTAGATCCCTCATTGGACGCTCTGACCATCTCTTCCGTCATTTTATTGATTTCAGAAACTGCCTGAAGGGCGGTGTCAGCGATACCTTGGCTTGTGCCTTTACCTACCTTTTCTCCATGCTTTTGGTATTCTTGTTGATTCATGTGTGTGGAAATTTCATTTCCTGGTACTAGTGCAATTTCTTTTGCTGCTTTTTGGACAGCTCCTTGACTATCCTTTATTCCTTTAGCAGATCCGGCACCAACATCTTGACCATTTTTATTGTAATTACTAGCAGTCATTTCGTTGTTTAAAATATTTTCTGGAACCATCGCAATCTCTTTTGCTGCAGATTCTACTTGTGATTTTCCTTCACGTACACCTTGACTTGTTCCTTCACCAACAGGATGCCCCAGAGAAATATATTTATCGATCCCCACGGTTTCTCTAATCGTTTGTTCCGGAACATTAGCTACTTCTTTAGAAGCTTCTTCCACCGAAGTAATATTATCTAAAATTCCTTGCCCCAATTTTGTTGGTGGTGCTGCACCCATTGAGGTATAGTCAGTTTGTTCTAATTGAGGGCCCATCACTCTCTCTGGCGTTTGAGCAACTTCCTTTGCTGCTTCCTCTACTTTGGGGGTTGCTTCTACCATCCCATCCCCAATTTCTTCGACAGGTTGACGTCCCCACTGTGCAAAGTCTCGCCCCTCTGTTCCTCTCCGTAAAGATGCCTCACTTTTTTCTGGAATTAATCCAAATTTTTCAGCAACAGTTTCCGTTTCTTCACCAACGATATTCCCCATACTCGCCATCGCTTGCTTCATCGTTGCATCCGCAGTCCCATTTAAATCACTAATGTGCTGTTGTGCTGTTTCTGGTAATTTTCCTAATTCAAGATCTAAATTTTCAACAAACCACGCCGATTGTTCAGCTGACATTTTTGGTAGGTCCTCCATATGAAGCCCCATTTGTTCCAGCAGGGTTTTTGTATGTTCTCCACCTAACTCCGCTAATGAACTAAGATTTAACCCCATCTCATCTACCATCTGTTGCGTTTGTAATGCACCTGCTGGACCTAATTTTTCAAGTTGCATAATAATGCCATCATCTACACCGGCTTTCGCCAAAATGGCAACATTGGTCGACCACGTTCTCATAGCTTCAGCATTTTTTTGTAGATTTTCCTTCATTTGATCCAAGCTTATCGCTTCTTGTTGTTCAATCTGCTTAAAAGCATTCCCTGATTCTTCTACCAGCTTTTTGTACATGCTATTCATAGATTCCAAGGCAGCTTGTTGTGCATCAGATAGAACATTCCATGAAGTAATCATCTGAGAATTAGCTTCTGAGACTGTCTCTGCGACTGCTCGTCTTTTCTCTTGCTCCTCCGTG